TGTATTTATCAGCAAAACTAAAAGTGCCATTAGCGATTTCAACCGACAAATCCGCTTCCAATTTGGCTTTTTCTTCAATGTCTAAGTATAAATCGATGAATATTCCAAAATCGAATAAATGCAAATTCTTGATTGCCTCCAAATCCATTACGGCAGTTGCGCCAATTTTTCTTGCAAAATCTTCTTTTAAATCTGAATATTTTAGCAAATCACCTATTCTGTAGCTTACACCCTCTGCAGAACCTTTAATAATGTATTTTTTTCCAAATAAAATATGTCTTGTAGCTAAATTGCTATTTAACGCAGCGAGTTTTTGAATTCCTACCAAAGAATCTTTCTCTGGTGTTGACGCATCAGAAGCTTTGTTTAATCCAATAACATCTCGCATCAAATCTAAATAACCTGCGCGCTCGTTTCTTAATGCTTGAAGTTTATTTAGCGAATCTCCAGTTCTTAATTCGGTAATTGGCTTGCTGTACATTGGGTCACCATTGGCGCCAAAACTTCTTGCGAAAATACTACCGGTTTGAAAGAACATATCAATAATATTCTGTTGTGTATATACAGAACAACCACCAAAATCCAATTCGGCAATTGCGTCAGGATCAATAATAAATCCATCGGGTTGTATTTTCTGAATAATCTGTTCAGCTTTTAACTCTAAAATATTTAATTTGTCCTCAACAGGAATCATTCTAGCAACTAAAGAGTCAATGTAGCCTCTTTCTTTGCTTGGTGCTACACCTATGTATTGGTCTATTACTTTTTGCTTATTTGATTTTGGAATATTCATCGATTTATACTTAGACATTGAAGAAAAAGCCAAATTGGAAGCGGATTTGTCGGTTGAAATCGCTAATGGCACTTTGAGTTTTGCTGATAAATACAAAATATTATCTATTCCTAATTTCAAATACGCTGTAAATTACGCTTCTATTTTGAGAGAAAAACGAATGAAAGAGATGCAGAAAAGAAAAATGGAAGAAATCCAAGCGCAAGCTCAAGCAAATACTCAATCAGCACAAGCAGCAGAAGGCGCTCGTTTGCAGACAGCACAAGCTATCGGACAGATTGAAATGCAAAAACAACAAATGGTTAATCAAGGATTAATAGCTAAAGAACAAGCTAAAGGAAACGAAGCTAGACAGACAATCGAAGCTAAATTCCTTGGAGACTTTCAAATTGCTCAATTAGAGGCAGGGATTCAAGGCGATAAAATTAAATTTATTGAAGATAAAAAAGACGAAAGAATTACAAAACAAGCCTCTCAACAAAGTAAAATGATTGAGCAAAGAGCCAAGGAAAAAGAACCTATTGATTTTGAAAACGAAGAAATAAACGATGATGTTTTTCAATTAAACGACGAACTATAAAAATAAAAAAAAATGGCAACAATAAAATTAAAAGATGAAAGTGAAAAATCCTTTTCAATAGACGGGATTTCTTACACAAAAGGAGATTACAGATTGCAGTACAATGCAAAAAAACAAATTTTAATAATTCCTAAAGCAGTAGCTAATTTGTCAAATTTATCAGGGCTACCATTTAAAACCCCTATGGCTTGGACTTATTTTGTAGACTTAAATGACGACCCATACGCTTCTTTTGAGGAATTTTCATTGGCAATTTCTGATGCTATAAATTTTAATTCGGGTGAAGCGACACCCCAATATAAGGTATATTCAGCTTTAATTAGTCAATCAGGAACAAACGCTCCTACATTAGTTATATTACAAAACACTTTAGAGCAAACTGTTAGTGTTAACGCATATAGTTCGCCAGGAAGATATTCATTAAGCGTGTCTGGTAATATTTTATTAAACAATAAAACTTGGTATACTATTACAAATGATAATAATAACAGAACAATTGCGTATATAGATAAGTCAAATTCTTTAGGAAACACATCTATTGTTACAATTGATACTTTTAGTTTTACATCGTCGGCGTATGCGGACGACATTTTACAATCTACTCCTTTAGAAATAAGAGTGTATAATTAAATTATAAAAACAAAATTATGTCAAAAGCAAAGAAAAAAATAAAAGATGCAATAAAAGTAATTCCAACAAGAATAGAGTTGGTTCAAGCAAAAATCCCTTTTAAAGTAGAAGGGGCAAATGTTTATTTTTCTGTAAAAGAGCTAAAAAAAGAATATCCATTTTTGAAAAATCACGATTTTGACGAAAAGAAATTTGAAGATGATTTTGTCGGAATCATGATTAGCGACCTTACAATAGAAAAATAATATTAAAAAATGTTTTTAAATAGAAAATATTTATATTTGCAATTATATTTTAATCTAAATTCAAATCACAATGCCAGAAGAAATAGAAAAAATCGAGCCTACTGAAGTTGTAGAAACGACAGTCGAACAACCCGCAGCCGAAGAAATTATTAAGCCGTGGACTACGGTAGACGATTCGCCTGAAGTTCATCCTTCTTTTTTAGAACAACCGAAAGTTGAAGAAATTGAAAAAGTAGTTGAAGCGCCAGTCGTTGAGACACCAATTGTTGAGCAACCAATCGCTCCTTTGGTTATTGACGAAAACGTTATTCTAAAAGAACTGAATGAAAAATACGGGTTTGACGCAAAATCTTTGGATGATTTAAAACCTAAAGAAATTGCCAAATTAGATCCGGAAGCCGAAAAGTATTTAGAGTACAAAAAAGAAACCGGCAGAAGTTATTCCGATTTTTTGGAGACACAAAAGGACTGGTCCGCCGAACCAAAAGAAAACATTCTATTGCAAAATTTAAGATTGGAAAACCCAACTCTTACTGATAAGCAAATTGAAAGATTGTATCAAAAAGAGTATGTTACTTCCGAATACGCTGATGAAGATGAAATCACGGACAAGGAAATTAATATAGAAAGAGATTATCAAAAAGGTCTTAAACTTTTAGAAAGTCAAAAAGAAAAGTACAAAGTCGTTAAGGGTCTTGACGAATCGATACCAGAAGACTTTAAAAAAGCTAAAGAATTTGCTGATAGTTACATTAAACAACAAGAAGAAAACAAAGTTGCTTTCGAACAGACAGCTAAAGATTTTCAGTCTAAAACGGATGAAGTTTTCTCTTCAAATTTTGAAGGTTTCAAAGTTAAAGTAGGAGACGAAGAATTCAGTATTAAGCCTGATGATGTACAAGAAACAAAAAGTACACTTTCTGATTTGAGCAATTTCGACAAAAAATTCTTTGACGAATCCGGTAAGTTGAAAGACCCACAAGGGTATTACAAAGCATTGCATTTTGCTATGAATCCTGAAAAAGTTGCTGAACATTTCATTAAAATTGGAATGGCAAAACAACTTGAAATTGAAGAAAAAGAATCCAAAAACATCGTAGTTGACGGACCTAAAAACATTCAAACAGGAAGTCAAGCTAAGCGTTGGAAAGTCGTAGAAGAATAAAAGTTTTCGTATTGTTGTTTGGATCAAAGTAAAAAGAAAAAAAAACAACTAAAAAATTAAGAAAAAATGGGATTATTAAATGTTCCTGGAGTTATATTAACTCCTTCTCCTACAAAAGTTCCTACTCCGACTAATTATATTAGCGACGATGAGTACAACTTATTGACTCAGTATATTCCTGAGTTAGAAGCTCAAATTGTTGACCGTTTCGGTTCGCAAATGATTACTGGTATGCTTGCCGAATTAGGTAAGGAAAGTCCGTTTCAAGCGGATTTAATTAAATGGAACGAAGAAGGTCGTCTTACGCAATTAGCCGAAGGCGTTACTCGTTCATCTGATGTATTTACATCAACTGCGCACACTTTCAGACTTAATGAACTTATTTCTGTTAGAGATGCTAATGGTGCTGTAGTTAAAAAAGGACAAATTACCGCTGTTACAACTAACGGATTTACCGCTTTATGTGGTACTGGAACTTGGACAGATGTAGGTACTACTGCACTTACTGTTTATGCTTTCTCTAACGAGTACCCTAAAGGCGCTGAGTTCTTAGGTGGTGGTTTGAATAGCCAAGTTGAACAATTCACTCAAAAACCAGTTATTATTAGAGAGTATTTGGAAGAAACTCGTTCTAACTTAGCATTGCGTACTTGGGTTGATACGGGCGAAGGGTACTTATGGTACTTCAAAAACTTAAACGATACCAAAAAACGTTTCAATAATAAAATTGAAAGCGGACTTATTTTAGCTCAAAATTGGGATGGCGATTTGTTAGCTGCTGGTACTGAAGGTACTCAAGGTTTATTCTCTTGTGCTGACGAAGGAAATATTTTTGAAGGTCCAGCAGTAGATTTGGATGATTTCGATTCAATCATTGACAGATATAATGCTCAAGGTATGATTTCAGAAAATTATATCTACGGTACTTCTGCTCAAAACCGTTTAATTGACCGTATGATTAAAGCGGAAAACGTTACGGGTTCTGCTTGGGGTGCTTTTGATAACAAAGAGCAAGGAATCAAGTTAGGATTTAAAGACTTCAATTATGGAAACTACAATTTCTACAAATCTAATTGGAGATTCTTAGACGACCCTATTGGAGAAGGTTCTGCTGTTGGAGCAACTAAAACACACGCGTTATTCATTCCTTCTGCATCTAAAAAAGTTTACGATGTGATGGAAGGAAAGTCTGCTACTGTGCCAATGCTTCACGTTAGATACAGAGCATCTTCTGCCGTGAATCGTAAGTATGAAATGGCTATGAGAGATTGGGCAACTGGAACTAATAAAAAAGACGTTAAAGAAACTGAATTCTTGACTGAACGCGCCCTTGTCGTAACCGGAAGGAACAACCTCTTGATTTGTAAGGGTTAAACCTCAATAAATAAAGTGATAAGGCTTGTGTAACAGCAAGCCTTTTTTTTAAATTAAATCTTAAATTAAATCAAAATGGAAACACCAGAAGTTGAAAAAAAGCATTGGAAAACTCTTGAAAAAGAGGCAAAAGAAAAAGAATTGCAAGAAAAAGTCGACCAATCGGAAACTGTAAATCAAGGTCAAGCAAATCAAATTGACGTCGTTGATGAAGTTGTAGAAAAGCCTGAAGAAATTGTTGAAGAAAAAGAACCAAGCATTCCTTTATCACAAGTAAGTGATTTAGTTGCTTTAGAAGTTGCTAAAGCAATGGCAAATTTGCCAATTCAACAACCACTTCCCGAAAAACAAGAAGTCCAAAAAGAAATTTTCAAACCATTATCTACCAAAGAAGAAAACTTTGACGAGATTCCAGGGCTTGAAGATTTTGAAGTAAAAGACAGACTGTACGTTCTGTGCAACAATCAAAAACCGCCATCGAGAGGAATCAGAAACAGAAGTAAGGCGCCATTAAGTCCTTTGACTTATTTGAATCCGCAAACCAAGCAAACTTACGCTTTACGTTATTCGGTAAATCAAGTTTCTTTTTTCATGGAGAAACAAAAAGGCGACGTTGTTGTTACTCCAATTGAGTTTAAAAGCGGTATGTTGAAAACCAACAAAAACGAAATTCCTTTGCAAAAGTTCTTGGCAATTCACCCAGACAACAAAGCAAATGGAGGTTCTATTTTTGAAGAATATGATCCGGCTAAAGAAGCAAGTGCTGAACTTGATAAAGAAGACAGATTGTTCGAAGCGCAAAGTTTGGTTCGTTCAATTAGTCCGATTAAGCAAGATGCCGTTGCAAGATTGATGTGTTCTGATTACAAAGAAGAATGGGTTCCGGCTGAATTAAAACGTTCGTTGTATAGCGCTGTGGCGAAAAGTCCTGCTGCATTCTTGAAATTGGCAAATCAGCCATCGCTCGAGGTCAAAGGTGTTGCGAAAACTGCGTTGTACCGCGGAATTATCAGTTACAGCAATTACAAATGGCTGAATGACAACAAAGAGGTTTTAGTAGAGGTGAGTAGAAACGTTGATGAATATGACGCAATTGCTGAATATTTAATGTCAGGAAAAGGAATGGCGTTCTATGAATACCTAAAACAAGCTATTGGATAATTGTTAATCGAGGTATATTTTAAAAGCCATTCTTAACCGAATGGCTTTTTTTATGTTTTACGATAACCATAAGAAAATAATATCAAAACTCAAACAAGTATCATTTTTTTCTATCTTTGTTGTAAATTAATATCAATGAGCGCACAAAATCCTTTTGATTATTATTCTGACGAAGAGAGCCACGGAAATTTCCAATTTATTCCGTTAGAGCAAATCGTAAATAATTTCACTCAAAACTATTTAGGAGACGATACGTTGCATGGAAATATTCCTCGTTCTAAAGTTATTTACCAAGCGAAACAAGGTATTCGAGAATTTACTTTTGGCGCATTGAAAAGTCCAAAAGTAGTAGAATTGGAACTTGGCGACAATCTCGATATTATCAAACCGCCTGATTACGTTGATTACATTAGAATTTCTTGGGTAAACAAACACACGGGAGAAATTCACCCAATGTCTGTAAATAATAAAACGCCATTAGGAGTTGCTTATTTGCAAGATAATTCCGCAGAGATACTATTTGACAATGACGGAGATATTTTAATTGGCACAACAGCTATTGAGCACATCAACGATGTTAAAAAGCGTCACAATACAGACAACTCTAATAATTGCGGTTTTTACGGCAGTTACGGTTGGGGAAATTGGTACAATATCAATACAAATTGGAGATTAGACACTACGTTAAATGCCAATGGAACTTTTAATGTTGATGAAAAAAGAATCCATTTCAGTTCTGAAAGTGCAGATAGAATTATTTTGTTGGAGTATATATCGGATGGTAATGAATTGTTGGAAAAAGACATGAAAATTCACAAGTTTTGTGAATCGGCGCTGTATGATTTTATCAATCATAAACTTTCTCAAAATTCTATAAGATTGCCCGATTACGAGAAAAGAAATATTAAAAAAGCGT